GGCTCCATCCTTGGAACTGCGAGCCCGGACAGGAACGACCATAGTAAGCAGGTCGCCTTGTGCGTACTCTTCCAGAATGGCTCTGGTGGAGTTGCTATAGCACACGGTCCGAATGGGCTGGGGGTTGCCAGCTGCGTCGATGACAGCTTGCTCGATCTCGACTTTGGTCCCGGTGCGTCCGTCAGCAGCGTGCCAAGTGCGGGTTCCGATCGGTTCGGATACCCAGCCGGAAGTGACCAGCATGCTAACGCCGCTGAAGGTAGCGGTGTCGAATTCGTCAAGCTCGTCGGCGTAGGCTTCGACAGCTTCGTTAACAGCGTTGGCGATTATGGTTTGTAGTCTTTTGGACATGTCGTAAACTCCATTGCAAAAGTGAAAGGTTACGATTCAAAGTGAATCGTATTACTGGAGTAATAATACCATACTATTTCGGGGGAAGTCGAGACTTTTTGACGATTTATTTTCAGGGGGGGTCAGAATCGCCTACCATACCTGCTGTGCGGCGTCAATAGGGTACCTTGGAAAAAGTGAAAATAGTTCGGCACGGTATTAGAATCAAACGGGCCGACTTTTGGTACGGGGTTTTCTTGTGGGATCGGGCCGAATGGCACAGAATTATAATAAAACCTTTCGACTTTTGGTATGGGCTTCGCATCCCCGATCTCCTTGGCGCGCCGAAGGCGTCTGACGCCTCGGCCTTGGGCCGAGTCAGGCCGATAGGCCGTCAGATATGTCCCCTTCCATTCCTCTTACTGGATAGGAGATGGCATCCTGGTTAAACATCCTCAAAACCAACCCTCTGTTCGCCCCGGATTTTCCAGACGATCTACGTCTGGTGTCTTTAAAATCCGTTGCGAACCAGCTCCCGCCTCCGGCGTCTGGAGTACTCCCCCGGAGGGTGTCTTTAACCAGATGGGAGGTCAGCGAGACGGAAGGCGTACCCCCACTGTCGACGAACTGGACGACTTGTATTGAAATTTCGCCCGGATCTCTCTCCCCCACCAAGGGGAGACGGCGAAATTTCCACATGGCCGCGGAAACGGATCTTCGACTTTCAACCCGAGCGTCCAAGTCGCGGTACAGCCCCCGGAGGGTGCCTTTTGCCTTTTGCCTTGGTGAGGCGAGAGGGCTTGCCCTTTCGCACTAGCAACCCTATGAACTAAATAGGATTCGAGATAAGGGGAAGACTTTGCGATACAAGAAAAGTTGCAGCAATGAGGAAGGGTGACCAGTCATAGAGCAATCGTAAGCTGCTGTGATAGCGTGTGTTGGAGAGGGGAGGAAAGGTGAGGAGGAAAGAAGGAAGGTAAAGGAGAAGAGAACTCTGATGGTGAAATCCCGTAGCTATTACTAACAAAGAGGACTACCCCCCAGACTGCTCAGTAACTACAGGCAATACTAATAACCTCAGCCCACGGATGGACGCTCTGCATTCTGTAGGTAATGTCAAGCAGATGCTTGAGTCTGTGGTGATGTCGAGCGGATGCGAGAGAGTTCAAAGCTGCACCCCACCTAAAAAGCAGAGGCCCCTAACCCCCAGCGAGTTTCCGTATATATATATATAGTCTCTCTATAAAAATTCTCTATTTTTTCACCAAAACACTCTGTAGCAACAGTGCATATAGTATTGACCTCTACATATAGGGGTATGAGCGGGAGCGTAAGCGTGAGTCGAATGCCCCGGTCTTTTTCATTTATAATTACCTGACTTTACCCGACTGCCAGGTGATTGCTTTGGATATGGGTACTAGTATCTAGTACATAAACTAGGCATTTCTCTGAGGTATGACAGAGGATAAAATTGGCGTCATACTCATCTGAGTCTTCCCTGCCCTCGACTCTCGTTTACACTCCCGCTCGGTCAGGGGGTTGATAAAGGGTGCCTAACTAGGAGTAGTTGGTATTATATAGTAATTAGTGAGCGGATTGCCGCCAATTTTACCATCGAGATTTGAAACTTCAAGTATCAATTTGCTGGATTTTAGTATTTATCTTTGTATTATGTTTTTGTTGTGCAAGCGGTACCCCACGTATCTGCGTTTGTTGTCTCGCAACGGTGTCACCTACCTCAGTGGTGAGTCTAGAGGAAGCAGAGCCTCCGGGTCGTACTTTTGTGCGACCCTGTTTTTCTGCGAGATAAAATTGGAGATGTAATGATCAGGAAGACGAAGGCAGCGGCATTAGAGTTACCGACGATGACTGAGCTTGAGAAGTCAATGTCGATGAGTGATAACCTCAGATTCATAAAACAGAAGGCTGAGTGTGCGTTGGAGTATAGTTCTCCGCAGGACATTCGGGCGTTATTAGATGACGCTGTTCGGATGGGGCGAGAGAAGAAGAATCCGACCGTGTTGCTGAATGCTGCCAAGATCATGGCGGGTATGCAGCAAGCCGGGATTACGATGGCAATGGATGCGATTGCCCTGGAGCGGAAAATCTGTTCTGTTGTTCCAGATAATAATCTGAATGTTCAGATTAATAATGTACATCAACCAGAGAGGGCATTGCCCTCCGTAGAGGAGGCGAAAAGTGCCATCAACAGATACGTCGATATCCTTGGGGTCGAATCAGGGGATACAGGAGATGGCGGCAAGCCTGCTGAAAGAACCAGCGATCTGGATCGAAAACTACTTGAGGATCTCAGCAGAGCAGAGGCAAGTGACGGAGGAGGGGTTGGAGGACGGGGAAGATCGGATGAATCAGAAGGTGATTCCGTTCCGGCTAAACGAAAGTCAAAAAATACTGTATCGAAAGATAAAGAATTATCAGGATCAGAAAAAGCCAGTACGTCTGTTGATCCCAAAAGCCAGAAAGCAGGGGATAACGACACTCATTCAAGCTTTGTTCTTTGAGAAGCTCTATAACAATGATCATGAGGAAGCTGCTGTTGTCGCTCATAATGCCGAGTCATCCAGTTACATCTTCCAGATTTCTCGGCGGTTTTATGATTTCCTGCCCGTGGATATGCAGCGTGGGCTGAAGTATTCGGCCAAAACGGAGTTAGAGTACATAGAACCGCACGGGTCGAAGTACATGGTGATGACCGCACGGTCCGGGGATGCGTTGGCGAAAGGTACTACGCCGACCATGTTTCACGGGTCGGAAGTGGCGAACTGGGCCGATAACGGGCAAGATCCGTGGAAAGCGTGGACTTCAGTCGCTTCGTCCATTCCCGATCATCATGAGACGATGATCGTACTCGAATCTACGGCAAATGGGCGAGATGCGTTCTTCTATCGTATGTGCATGGGGGCGATCAAAGGGGATAATGACTATGAAGTGGTCTTTTTGCCGTGGTATTTGAATGATAAGTATACCCGGCCAATTACAAATTCTGGGTGGCGAATCACTCAGGAAGAGGACCATATCAGGGGGGAAATACTTGATACGGAGGGATATGAGATATCGAACGATCAGTTCGAATATCGTCGCTGGTGTATCAAAAACAAATGCGGTGGCGAAGTGGGTATCTGGGATCGATACTACCCGGCAACCCTTCGAGATGCGTTTGCCGTCAGCGAAAAGCGCTTTTTCCCAGAAACAGTGAAGAAACACTACCGGGAAAGCGTTACTCCACCCAAGGTGATTGGAGATATGGGGATCTCGGAAGGTGGATTCCCGATCTTTGATCCGAATAAACACGGTTCCCTACATGTCTGGGAGAAACCGATCTCCAGAGAGAAGTATGTGGTGGCAGTAGATGTTTCAGAAGGAATACCTGGTGGTGACTATCACTCGGCTTATGTTCTGAGAAGATCTACAGTCGAAGCTGTCGCTGCTCTACATTGCCATATCGATGCCGATGAGTTGACCGATCAGCTATATCGGATTGGCCTCTGGTACAACAAGGCAGTTATTGCCCCAGAGAATAATCATAACCCAGAGGTTTGTCGTCGGCTGTCTTATCATATGAGATATCCCAATGTGTTTTGGCAGCGAGATATCAATAGCCCAAAAACAAGGGCGAATCGACCGGGCTGGAATACGAACGTGAAGACTCGTCGAGAAATGCTCGATGTTTTGAAAATGGTTACTCGACAACATCTCCTGCGTGTATATGATGAGGGCTTCGTAGAGGAGATGGAGGATTTTGCGTGGAATGTTTCGGCTAGAAAATGGGCGGCAACTCCAGGCAAACACGATGATCGGATCATGGCAATGGCTATCGGACTTATGTTGTTAGACTTGAGTCCGTACAAAGATCGTAGCGATAGGCTCAGACCGAAAACTGAAGACGGTTTTTCTAGATACAAGGAATTTGAGTCCTACTGGAAAAGTAAGTCAAAAGGGATTCAAAAACCAGGGAGATTGACCATTGGATAAATCTAAAGAGGCAGACAAAAAGATCGTTTCTATCTGGACTGATTTAGTTGAGTCTGGAGATAAACTGAAGAAGAAGCGGTTTGAAAAGGATCGCAAAGACATTATGCGGTTCTATGCGGGTGATCATTCGTTCATTTATGATGAAGCCGAGTCGGCGGGATGGGCAAAGACCGATTCCTGGGCTCAAATGACAGTTAATCTGACGTTTGAGATGATTGAGGTGTTCGGTCCTATTCTGTATCAGAACAATCCGATTCGAACAATCACCACTCGTGGCAAAGATCCAGTCAAACACGCTCTTTCACGGGTGATGGAGTCATATCTCAATTACACGCCCAACGAGATGGGGCTGAAGATTGAGGCGAGAGAGGCGATTAATGATGCGCTGATCTCTGGGTTGGGAATTCTGTGGACTTCGTATGATCGAGATACCGGATTGATCGGGTCAACATTCGAATCTGTCGATAATATGATCTTCGATCCAGATGCTAAACGGTTTCGGGATATGTGGTGGGTCGCTCGTCGTCGGATTGAGCCCGTTTGGGTCGTTGAACGACTCTTCCCGAAAACTTCAAAAGGTTTAAAGGGGAATAAAACCTCCTATCTTGGGAAATCTATCAATTCCGGTGACAAACATACGACAAAAAGCGTGAGTCAAGACCTTGTGGTCTTTTATGAGGTCTATTCCAAGATGGGAATAGGAACCAGATATAAAGATGCGCCAGATGATATGGAGGAGATCTCCGATGAAGATGATAATGTTCATATTGTGTTTGCTCCGGGTCATGATCGACCTCTTGCAGTAGAGGATTGGCCCGCCCCTCTGTTTCTGGACGGGAAATGGTTCCATACACCGCTCTATTTCCACTCGCATCCCAGTGAACTCTATCCGATTGCACCACTTAAACCCGCTCTCGGTGAGCAAAAGGCGATTGATTTCCTCGCTACGTTCATGCTGGCAAAATCGAAGAACGCTTCACGAGATATTATCGGTATCGACCCCTCTGTGGATGAGAATGTGATAAATCAGATCTCTTCCGGTAGAGATCTTGAGGTCGTGTCGCTAACTGGAGCCCAAGGTCGCTCAATTAACGAGGTTATCTCTTGGCTGGAGCATCCTGGCATTCCAACAGACCTAAAAGAGACGTTTCGCCTGCTAATCGAGCTTTTTCAGCAGCGAACCGGGCTTCAAGAGATCCTGTACGGTCGAACCCAGGTTGCTGAAAGGTCTGCGAAGGCGATTACAGTCAAAGATCGCAATAGTCGGGCTCGAATCGATGATAAAGCCGAGATGGTCGAGTATTGGATGAATGAGGCGGCAAGAAAAGAGGCGATTCTCGCACGATTCCTGCTCGATAGTGATGATATAGAGAAGGTAGTAGGTATAGATACTATCTATGGGTATCGTCCAGAGATTACAAATAACGGGGAAGCCATGACTCTCAAGGAGTTGGGCGACTTCTCGCCAGATATTGGCACCTACTTCGAAACAGAAGAAGAGGCTATTGAGGCAATTCAAGGTTTGACCCAAATGATCCAGATTCGGATGCCATTGGCTCAAATCGGTGTTATTCCGGTTACTTCTGGGATCGTCTGGAAAGATACCGGAATGCTCGATGATAATATCGATATTGTTCGAGAATTCTCCTATCGGATTGAAGCTGGATCTGCCAGAAGACCAGACCAAGAGCTTCGGGTCGAACAAGCTCAAATGATCATGGAAATGGTCGGGCAGATGTCCTTGCAGTTGCCGCCAGAAATCGATGTGGAAACCTACAACAAGAGCCTCGATATCCTGTACGATGCGTTCATGATCGCCCATCCTCAGAGAGTCTATCTGGAAACTCAGCCTGAACTTCCGGTCGATGTGCCGATGGGGCCGGGACAGGGTGGTGAGAATCTAGGACCAGCGGAGAATATCCCCCCAGGAGCGGCAACTCCACAGGAAATGGGCGCAACCCTACCTATGGGGTCGAACCCTATGATTCAAGGAATCTTGTAAGATTAAATAAATTGAGTAGAATAAATGGCACAAAGGAGAATTGGGATGGATAAAATTAAGGAGATGATAGAGGCTCGACAGGCACCAGGGGCTATTGTTCGGCATCCTGCTGGCGAGACTCGTTATATTTCCTCATTAGCTAAATATCCTAATGATCCTCGTGCGAATGTTACTTCTATGGCAGAGGCACATAGAAAAGCTGCTGCTCAGGGTAAGGAAATTAAAAACGTGGAAGATGTCGTTCCGGGTCAACGGAAAGATCATTCTGCGGATAGTTTTTCTAAAACATTTGATACAAATTGGAGGAAAGCATAAATGTCTGATGAAGAAAGGGACACTTCTTTCGACGATGCCGAAATGGATACCATCGAGGAAGAAACCCTAAACGAAGATGTCGAGACACCATACGAGGAACCGTTTGATGACGATACCTCCCCGGACATGGTTGACGATGTTGAAGAGACGATCTATGCGGATAAATATCGTTCTGTTGATGAGTTAGAGAAGGCATATATCGAAGCTCAGAAAATGATTTCTCAGCGGGATGACTATGCGACATTAGGTAAACATGCCGCTCCTCAGTGGGAGGCTTTTACTAAGTGGACGCAGGGTCAAACTGAGGAAGCTGGGCCGGAACCTGTTTGGAATCCACCTCACGAGATTGGTTCTGTTCAAAGAACCATTGATCTCATGGGAACTGAGGGCTATGAATCTTTGTCTCCACAAGATCGGAGCAAAGCTGAAGAGTACCTCAATTACTATAATCAGAAGTGGCGTACCTGGCAGACAAATCCGAATCAATTTGCTAGCGAGATGGTTACTCCGGTCGTACAGCAGTTGGTGGATGAGAGACTTGCTAATCTTGAGGCTCAAATGAATGCTGCGTCATTCTGGCGAGAACATGCCGATGAACTGAAAGATAATATTGATGATTTTCAAAATCTGTTGCGGTCGGGAGTCCCGGTCGGTGCGGCAAGAGAAATGATTCAGCTCAGGAAATTGGCGGGTGAACGCAAAGAGGTGGCATCTGAAAAGGACGAACTCCAACGGAAGAAAGATCGATTAAAAGGGCGGGTTTCTAGTCGTTCTCAACGTGGAGGTGGTTCCGCTTCAGCCAATAGACCAGATCCATCTGGTAAAAGTTTCGGGGAGATCTTTGAAGATGTTTCCGATGCGGTTGGAGTCACTTTTGGGGAAGAGTCTGCGCTATAACCGCCTTCTAACCAGGAGGCTATAAATGGCTGAATTTGAACGGGTCTTAGCCACGTCGATTGAAGACTGGGCGAAAGGTCTACACGAAGAGCAGGTCAAGAACCGTGTGGCTCTTGCTATGCTCGAAAAGAAAAAGCGGGTGAAATATAATGTTTCAGCCCCGCAAACCAGTTGGACTGTTGGTTTTAAAGACCACGAACTAACTGGCTACGGTGATATGGAGACGATTAATTTCTCTCGTATCGTCACCGAGAAAAAGGCAACGATTGATTATCGTGGCTATGTCATGACTGACGCTGTTTCCGAGAAGGAAAAGTTGATGAACCGTGGCAAAGCGGCGATTGTCAATGTCATCGAAGACAAGCTGGATCGGATGAAAGCTGCCTGGAAGCGCCGCTTCTGTGGTGAGCTTTTCATTGATGGTGACCTTGCTGCGAACTCGAAACGGTTCCAAGGCATCGACACGATTATGAATGAATCCGGTACTGCGAACGGTGATGAAATCGGAACGAATGCTGGCACCTATGCGGGTATCAGTAGCGTCAAGGGAACCTACGGTGGAACTTCTACCGATAATTCTCCTGAGTACGATTTCTGGAGCCCGGTCCTCGTGAATACTGGGTACAACTCGACCGAGTGGGCAGCGGGAGGTCTGGAGCGTCTTCGCACCGGAATCAAGCACACCACTTTTGGACACGACGATAAACTGGATTTAGTCCTCTTGAATCGTGGTTCCTATGTCGATCTTCTCAATCTCATTGATGGTAGTGAGCGGATTATCGCTTCTTCCAAAAATGCGGATCTGATGGCTATGGGTTTTGGCGATCACGTCGAAATCGATGGTTGCCCGGTTACCTGGGATATCGATGTACCTACCGTTGATGAGCAAACTGCTACTGATACGGTAATCGGATACGGACTGAACTTCAGTGCGATGCAACTTCTCTTCCTGAACGATACGATTGCAACTGGTCGTATGGTTTTCGATGAGGATCAACTCGCTCATAAGTTCTTGTTGTCTACTTTCGGAAATTGCAAGTGGATCTCCCCTCGCAAATTCTGTGCATTCAAAAGCTTCGCTTAGAAAGGAGAGTAAGTATGGCTACTTCATTACCACTGGCTCTCTCGCATAGTACGACTCAAATCAATACTGTTGCGCTGGGTGCTGTTTTTAATTTGCCGAATGGCAATTCGTATAGACTCGTACTCAATGCGGATGGCGCAGCGGTTCCCCGCTGTTCTGCACTGACTTGGGTGAGTCGGACTGCTTATACTGTCGAACGAGTTGACGCTGCAACGGAAGAGATCTGTGGATTTGTTCCGACTGAAGCGTCTGCTACTGGTCCGGCTGATAGCGACTATTTTCTCATGCAAATCGGTGGAAAAGTCGTTGGTATCTGTGGAGATCACGGCACAGCAATCGCTGTCGGCGATGGCGTTGGGCCGGACGATGACGCAGACTCAGGGAAGTTAAGTCGGCACGTTACAGCGGGTAGCACGTTCACAGAAATGATCGTCTGTGGACAGGCTTTGACTGCCGCTGGTTCGACTGATGCGGAGTTCGATATTCAGCTAATTAGAACGCTGAACTAAGACAAATGATTGGGGTCGAGCCTTCGGGTTCGGCCCTGGTCTTCAGGAGAAAAACATGTCGAGGATTAATGCTTTTACGCCAGTGTTCAACACGGCTAACGGCGGTTCCGCTGATATTTTTGGCGCTGATCTGATTCCCCAGGGACCAGATTCTGTCTTTACTATCGGGGTTTGCCTGTCAGCAGCAGTCAAGTTGAATTTGATGATTGATGACGGCACGACGACGATAACTGTCGTTTTGAATGACGATAGTAATTTGACTGCAAATGCGGGTCACACGTTTACGTTCCCGGCTCATAGTTCGTATACGTATAACTTGCAACCGTCAGGATCTGCTACTGTCCTTTGGTGTTCGGTTAGGGACGTTTGTTCGGGCGGCATCTAATGACGTTCGATCCAAACTACGGACACTACCGGGGTGCGGCTGGTACGCCTCGTGGGTTTGCCCCGTCTCAGGGTGTGTCGTCTGGCTATGACGCCGGGACGTTGATGGATGATCTTCAGTATCATTTCAAATTTGATACGGCTACGGGGCTTTTGACTGATTCTGTAACCTCAACTGTTCTTTCTGGCACGAATAGTCCAACGACAGAGACGGGTGTGGTTGGTCAGGCGGTTGGATTCAACGATTCTGATGAGTCGAGAGCAAGCTCAACGGCTGCCGCAATTTTAACCGCAGCGGATGAGGTTCCTAGTGCTACACCTGCGTCAAATGTCGCATATCCTTTCACGATCATCTGTTGGTTTTATCCTGAGCAAAAGATCGGATGGTCACCTTCGGGAACGTTTGTCAAAGAGCTGGAAACGGGAGGGGATAACTGGGTTATTTACGCTTACTCGGTCAATTCTGCCGTGAGTTGTAATTTCGGATTCGGGTTGGCCGGATCTGGATCGTTGCGAACGACATCGCTGACTGGCAATCAGGCAATGGATGCTTGGCATTGTGTTGTCTGCAATTGGTATGGTGTCAACACGGATGAGACTGGTTCGTACCAACTCTACGATGCCGCTAAACGTATCAGCCTGGTGACTGGGACAGCCGGATCTGGGTCGATTTCAGAAACGCAATACGCCACTTGTTGCGGCGAACATTTGCTCCAGGGAACCGAGCTGCAACTTTCGCAGCCTCCGGGTTACGATCTTAATGGCCGACTCGATCTGCTCACTCGCTGGAATCGCATACTGACAACCGACGAAATTTTGCAATTCTATAACAGATCAATGGCGGGACTGGCCCCAATTTAAAATGACCATACAAGAAATCAAAGACTCGGCCGAGGCGTTTATCGAGGGCAAGAAATCTGTCATCTTGCCGCTTCAACAAGCGTGGATCGATACGCATGACAAATTTTGGCAAGGGTTGCGTACTCCAACGATTCTTCCGCAAGACGGGGCAGAACTGCCGACCGACCAAACACTGGCCAGGTATCCGATGCCGAGTTGGTTTTCATTTGGTCTGACGCTACCCTCCCTCTCTCCCTATTCGATTAGCTGCGACGAGATAGTCAGTCATAATTGCGATGATGACTGTCGGCAGGTTTCGTTCAGTCTGGCTACTCGGTTTGTCTACAACAACACTCTATATGCCAAATGGTCAAACTGGTGCGAGGAGAGTGGATGGGTCGATCATCCCTGGGATGTTCAGGAGCCTCCAGAGTGACTTATGGAGAGAGCATTTTTGGAATATGGAATACTCGGAATATCTGTCCTCATCTTGGGCGGCATCGTCTACAAATTTATCCTTGTTCGACTGTTGCGAGAATCTGACGACATGAAATTGGAACTGAGAGACATCCAATCCCGCTATCATGTACTCCTCAATCAGCAACTGAGTGACTATAAAGAAATAATACGCACCTATAACGATCTTACGATGAAGACAAAAAGCGCACTTAATACCGCTTCACAGGTTATGGAGTCGGTATTGGAACGGATCGACAGCGGGGGTGACTGATGGAAACAAAAGATCTCGAACTCCAGAGAAATCGACTTCGGATTTACGCCATGAAACTGTTCGGGCTTCAGCTTTCCCCGGTGGCTTCAATGTTCGGCGAGATAGCCCAAGTGCTTGGACACATCAATCCGCAGCAACTGAAGGAAGCATTAAAACTTCAGGAAACATTCCGAGGGAACGGACGTAGTGTGCCGAGGGTTGGCGAGATACTACTCGAACAAGGCCTGCTTAATGAGGCTCAGTTGGGAACGGTCCTTGAGGAACAAACTAGGATCAGTTCGACAATCGATGACACTGAAGAGACACGGCTTAAAAATCTTGCGACCAGAGCGGAGCGACTCAAAGAAAGGGACTTAGAATTACATGGTGGATGAAAAGAAGAAAACCCCAGGCATCAAGTCTAGTGAGTTCTGGTTGACGCTGTTGTCAATCGTTGTTGGTGGATTGATCTCATCAGACCTGCTCGTTGAGTCATCTGCTGCTGCGAAAGTGGTGGCAATCGCTGGATCTATCTTGGGTGCGCTTGGCTACACTGCGAGTCGTACCGCTGTAAAAATTAATACTGTGAGATACGACTGATGACTACGTTTGCTAATCTCAAAACGTATGCGAAAGATCGATACCACGATGCTACAGACACAAAAGCTACCAGGGAGATTGGGCGTTTTGTGAATGACGCTTTTCGTCGTATTAGTCGAGCCCACGACTGGTCGTTTTATCTGGATCGGGGGCGGGTAAATACAGCGGTAAAATACAATACAGGTACGGTTGCTATGGTGAATGGTGCTAGCGTCATTACGCTTTCAGGAGGGACATTTCCTCTTGATGTGGCATCGTCGAATGCCAGCATCGTGATCAATACGGATACGTCGATTGAGTTTAATGTTAAGACCAGGGATAGTGGTACTCAAGTCACGGTTGCGGATGGGCAGTCGTGGCTTGGGGCTTCAACTTCAGGTGCTGCCTATTCCTTGTACTACTATAAGTATTCGTTGCCGACAAACTTTGTTCGAATGTATGATCATGAGTTTCAGGATTTTTTCGCAAATTATCTGGTTCCTACTGAGTTTGAGATTTACAAACTGACGAATCAGGCTAGCGAGGGAGATCCTAGCAACTACACTATTTCAGGAGATAAGGAGATTCGGTTTTGGCCGTTTCCTTCTCGTGCGGTCGCTATGGACTTTCTTTATTATCGTCGCCCGAATGTCTTGAGTACTGATGGCGACACTATGGATTGGGTTGAAGATTGGATTGATCTGGCCCATAGGGCAATCGATCTTGAGATAGCGTTACGAGAAAATAAGAATCCTGGTGATGCTCATGCGGCATTTATGGGAACACTGGTTGAGTTAAAATCGCTTGATACGGGTAGACAGTTTGCTCGGAATCATCATAGGACTTTGGGGTCTGCTGCTTCTCAGGTGAGTAATCGTCTAATCAAGAGAGGGGCGATTAGCTGATGGGTAAAGGGAAACTTAGTCGTGTATCTATTTCTGAATTTAAGGGAATGGATAGCAGTGTTGCGCCGACCAAGCTTGATCCGGGTCTTGGAACGAACGATATGAATGGACGTAGGGGTCGTCCGTTTGTGGGGTCTTGGGGACCGAGAAGGGGATATCAGCGCATGTGTGATTCGGGTGCAATATTGAGGGAGTCTTCAGCGATTAATGCAATATTCCAGTTTAACCCTGGGACTACATCAACATTCCAGGGTTGGCGAGGGAATATAAACGGAACAGAGGATACCTCGACCGCAATCTGGGTAACAGATGATGGGACAGTCGAGTCTTATACTGGGATTAGGCCGAGAGAATAATGTGACTACGATCAAAACAGGTTTAAATGTTATTCACAGCAGGACTACGTTTGCTGAGATTGGTGGTCAGGTTTATGGTGCGAATGATTGGAATCCATTGTGGGTTTGGGATGGGACGTTAGCTGCTGCTTCCGTTGCGGGTACTGATTCGCCACCGCAAGATTGGGGACCATCTCCATCAACTTCTTCTGGTGTTGCGGATGCAGGGGCTCATCGTTTTCAGTACCGATATCAGAATAGTAAAACAGAGTACGTTTCAAATCCGTCGAATATTATTGAGGTTACGACTGTTGCTGGAAGTACCCAGTTGACTTTTGCGATTGCAGCATCAGGTACGGGGAACATCAATACATCATCGGATTCGAAGGTGGATACGATTATTCTGGAAGCTACTACAGTTGATGGTGGGTCTTTTTATGAGGTTGATAGGGTTCCAAATACAGCGTCAACAACGGTAGCCTTTAACTTAACGGATGCATCTCTTTCTGGGGTAATGTTGGATTATTTTGATACGGGGCATATTGCGCCAACGTATTTTCGGATAGTTCGGGCGCATAAGGGGCGTTTATGGGGATATGGTCGTTGTTCTGAGCAGACAGGTGTCGCAACAGCTACTAATACGAGTACAACGGTTACGGGTTCGGGGACTGATTGGACAGATGCTGCGATTGGTAGGTTGATTTGGTTTCTGGGAGATTCAAAAACATATGAGGTTGCGAGTGTTACGAATGCTACAACTCTTGTATTGACTACAGCGTATACAGGATCAACTCATGGAAGTCCGGTCTTCTATTCGATTCAACCGAAAGATCCGAATTTGTTGTTTTGTTCGGATGCGTTATTGCCAGAGTCTTGGGCTCCATTGTCTTTTATTACAACTCTGAAGGGTATGAATGATCGTGCTTCTGCGATGATTCCTGTTGGTGGTTCTTTGCTCCTTTTGGGGCAACATTCGATAGAGAAGTTGACATATTCTTCTGAGCCATTCTTGGTTGTTGATAATCGTCCACCGGATGGGCAGTTGCACCCGGTTTCTCATGTTCGGGGAGCTTATAATCCTCAGTGCGTTATTGAGGCCGAAGGTCGTGTTTACGGGCATGATAATCAGGGGGTTTGGGCTTGGGATGGTGCGAAACCTGTGCATATTTCTGGACCTGTTGATCGGTTGTTGGAGCAGACTTATCCAGCTCAGGTAGGTTATATAAATATGCCACATATGTCTTGGCATCCAATGGAGAGAAAGATAAGGATTCATACGAGTATCTCTTTTGGTTGGTGTAATGAGTATTACGAGTACGATGTTGATACAAAGCATTGGGGGCAAGGAACGCATTTTACTCCTATGAATGCGTCTTCCTCTTTTTCTACGCTTTGGACTGGTAGCCAGGTGATTTATGGTGATGCGATAGGTTTTACTTGGATGCCAGATCGCTTTGCTGGTTCGGCTCAAGGTGCGCTGGATGGTGTCGCTTCACACGATCCAAATACTACTGGTGGATCACTAGTTAAGCATTTAGTTAAAGCAACTGTGAAGTCGAGTCCAAGCCCTAGTTCTACGGGATTTACGATAAATGAGACAGGCTTGGATGTTGCTTCGACAGTCTCTCCTTCGGATGCTAGTTATACTGGGATGCCTGGTGCGCCCTGCTATTCGGTTGATTTGGGTGAGACAGCACCAGTGGCTACAAATACAGCGACAGCGGTGACTCTTGGGGCTTCGGCAACTTATGGGGTTGGGTTTAGTCAGGCTCCAGCCGTTGGATCGACAGTTTACTTTGGCTATATCCCGGCTTCATTCTCTACGGGTTGGTTTACTGTTTTGAATGATTGGGAGATAACAGATCCAAGGTATCTTCATCTGTTTTTTGAGCCTGGGGGAATTGACTCGGATTCGACGGTATATGTTGAGTTATATCCTGATCCGGCTAACTATCGTGGGGAAGTGACAACTGTTCTTGCAAATAGTTCAGTTACAACTGCGTTTAGCGATTGGACTACATATTCGGAGGATGGTGTTAGTTTCACGAATGGTGATTCCAAGATCATTGTTCAAATGGATCGATCTGGTACTGGAGCGGGTGGCTATCGGAAGATTCCTATCGGTTCTCAGACTTGGAGATATTTGATGGTAAAGGTGGGGATGAATCAACCTCCGATTAATACCTGGCATGGGCCGATCATCCATAAGATAGAGATCGATGGGTACACTTATGAATCTCCAGCGGATTATATATAATGGGGTTTTCTAAGATTTCCAGGGTTGGTAGGGGTGTTGAGGCACCTTTGACGCAAGAACAGCTCGAATTGATTCAACTTGATTTGGATCAAGTTTTCTTTCTTTTGGCGAATGGATTGACATCTGAATACATTTCATCCGATTCAATCGAGTCGAGCTATTTAGTTTCTTCGATTAAGCCGGAAAGTGAATATCTTGTTGGCAAAATGACAGGACCAACCTAATGCCTACAGATGAAATTTTAAGACCATCAGCACCGTACAAGTCGATACTCCAGTCAGTATCTGTTGTTTCTGATACTACGACTGCGAGTAGCGATGGGTCAAATAACTGGCAATTTGATATTTATAAGGGTAATCCGGGGTCTGGGGTGTCGATGTTGACTGGATCAAAAACGACAAATGGCAGTGAGATTACAGCGTATACTGCATATGATCTGGGTGCTGTTCATGCCACAAACAAGTATCTATCAGCTAATGATGTGTTAGTGATACGTGTGACGAAAAATGGAACTCCAACAAGTCTTTCTTCTGCTAATCTGCATTTTTCTGCGGAGATTAAAAAGGATCTGGGGTAATGGGCAATAACAGGAAGAAGATTAAATGGGAACCCTTAGAGTTATTAAGAACTCGCATTAAGCAAAGTCAGGATCGGAAGCAATTTTTTGCTTTTCTTCAGGCACTTAAAGGATACAACCCGAATCTTAGTGATGTTGAGATTCTTGAGCAAGCTCTTGATCGTATGGGTCGGGCTCAAGGAACTTCTCGTTTTACTGATCATGTGTCGAAAACTATCGATTATTTGAAAGAGAGGGAGGAGATTGCTCAGAAGTTCCAATCTGAGAAAAGTTCTCCAGCGTTCCAAGCTCGGCGTGCGATCCCACTGCTCCCATCTGCCGCCCATCCACTCGACGATAGTAGGATGAATGCTTTTCCTGGTCGTCTTATTAGAGAGGCAGGGTCGGCGATTCAGGGATTGCAGGAAAGGAACCGTGCGGCGTTCAAATTGGGTAAGGATGCGGTGGAAAAGAGTATTAAGAAATTTATAAAAGATGAGTATGTGCCTAGCCAGGATCGTCTATGGGACAAGTTTGGTCGTGGATGGACTGAGTTGGGTCGTGGATTGGGCCGAATTCCTGGGGGGTTAAAGAAGGGTTTTCTACATGGTGATTGGAGTCAGGGGCAGGATTGGTCGGATGAGTCTGATATAGACTTTTATAGACGATATAGGGATAGGTTTTTGGAGGCAGAGGTTGCTGCTGCTCGTGGAGACGGGTCACTGAGACATCAGTTATATATGGGGTTGACGAAGGAACAAAGGGAGAAGCTTTTTGATCCAGAGTTTAAGCCAGCGATGGAGAAAATAATAGCATATGAAACTCCAACCTTGGAGGATGAAGGCGCACGCACACGTCTGGGATACGTGCAGAGCGAAGATCGGGTGCTACCGATAGGCTATGATTTCGAAGGAACTGATTTTGAAAAATTTCAGGAGGCAGGAGAGAGCAAAAAGGCAGAGCAAGAAAGGGCATTTGCTAGGTGGAAAATAGATAAGAGACGGGTGCAGGAGGCAAAGGATCGTGGGGAATTCTTGCTTACGGGTGGTGATAGAACGAGTCCGTTGGATCTTTGGTCAAGAATGCTTGCGACTACACCTCCTCTTACAAGGGATCGGTATATGAAGGAATTTGCTCGAACTAGAGAGTTGGAGGAGCAAAGAGAGGCAGAGGCTAAAAGGTTGAGAGAGAGGTCGCCTGTAGAGACTTATCCTGGTCCTGTACCACATTATACTTCGAGGAAGCGGATGAGAGATGATCCGTGGCGAAGTTATGACTTGCCTCCGGTTTATGAAAGTTATCCAGGTGCTGATGTGGTCGGTGGACGTTTAACGTATGAGCCTGAGAAAGAGTACCAACCGGGTGTGACATGGGATAAGCATATGGATGATACGATTGCAGCAGCGGATGAACAGCATAGGGAGGCGAATCGGCATTTTGGAGAAAATCCGCTTAACCCAATAGTTCCCTGGCACAAGAATATGACTCCTCGTGAAAAAGCTCAAGCCCAGAGGGGTGCTGATATTTCGTCTATAATGGAGGTAGAGAAGTATCTAAAGGATAAGGATCATTTTGGGGGAAGGGTGCCTGAGTTGACGAGAGGTGCAGCGAGGCATTTTTCAAATCCTTTAATGAAGTTGTTTTATTAATAAAGGGTTATTTTGATGGCACGACAAACAATGCGAACAGGTAGACATGGAAACCTTAATTTGGTTATGGATAAGCAGTCAGGTCTTCTGCGACCTGATCTGAATCCGGGCAAAACCAGGATTTATGGTTTTAATAACTTTGGTCGTACTATTGGGATGAACCCTGTGGATAGGTCTACAGAGGGAAATCGGTTTACTTATGCTGCTCATCAGAGGGGTATGAGCGGTGGTGGAGGTGGTGGAGGTCGGAACTACCAAGCCGAGAATGAGGCTGAGAAGAAAGCAGGCTATAAGGCTATCGAGCGGGGCGAGAATCGCATGGCTGGCGATGCGAATATGGCTAGAACAGAAAAATACATCTCAGACATATTGGATCGTGAAAGATCTAAGTTAGATCCTCTTTCTGCGGCGCAAAAGGCAGCAGAAATTGAAAAGTCTGAGGGTATGTTCAATTCTTTGTATGATCGGCAGATGGGAAACTTGGGTCGTGTGGCGGGTGCTTCGGGGATTGGGGCTACTGGTGTTAAGGGTAAAAGTGTTTTGGCATCAGGAAAAGAGCAGTATGGAAAACAAAGGGCTAAGGCTCTTGCGGATGCCAGAGCAGGTATTACGGCAGGGACTATTAGGTCTGCGAATCAAGTTGCTCAATCTGCCGCTAATTTGGGACTACAGACTGCTTCGGCAAAGAGTCGTGCAGCAGAACCATTCACTATGGCTGAGAGTAAGGCTAGGTTTGGGTCTTCATTCCCAAACGTATAGTAGGAGTTAATAATGCCTCCGTATAAAGCTTGGACAATTTCTCCATTAGCACCTTATGGGGATTATAAATCCGATGAGTATATGGCAGAGATTGCTGCGGCAAATGCTGATACAAATCGTAGAAAGATGGAAGCTGAAGCAGAGCGTTTAGAAACAGCGCAGATGCTGGCAGCGCAGAAGCATCGAGATGCCCTTAATCTGGCTGAGCGAGAATGGGCTCGAAAGATGCCTTTAGATGATCTGATGGGGAAATGGAGTGATGAGGAGACGTTAAGGGGTTTAGAGATTGATACAAAGACTCTTAATAGGGATTGGGCGAAGAATAGACCTCGTCGAGAGGAAGAAAAACAGAAGAAGGTGGCTAAAGAAAAAGAGGAGAGAGAAGAGAAGGAGAGACAAGGGAAGAGGGAAAATCGAAATAAGAAGTTAGATCAACAGTATAAAGCGGCAGAGTATCGAGTAGATGAGCTAGATCCTGACTATTTGTCTAAGGTGATTGATAGTGCTATTGGTTCTGGGAATTTTCCAGAAGAGATGATGTATTCACCAGATACAGATGATGTTTATCATTCCGATTTGGCTTATCACTTGGGCCAGAATAATCCTCTGGCAGGTCAACGTGTATCGGCTCCATCTGCTGAGACTATTATGGAGTTTATTCCACGTAATGTTGATGAAGAGACTGGGCTAGAGGATTTTGAGGGGTTTCGGAATTATCTAGCTCCCAGGCTTCAGTATGGAGATACAAGAGACGAGGTAGAAGCAGAGCAAGAGAGGAAAAGGAAGGAATTGGCAGCGAAGAAAGACAAGGAGAATAGAGATAGAGAGATTAAAGAGAAAAGAGAGAAATCTGAGAAGGCTCAAAAGAACCAGAGGGATGCTAAGGTTCGTCAGGATGTTGCTAATGAGATAGTTCGGCCCAGGGGTAGTAGTCCTGTTTTACAGCAGGATAATG